CAACGTCACAGACGATGGTGTAGAGGTGTCCTTCTTTTGGTTTGACATAGAGATCCAATCCAGCATTAGACTTAATTGGATTATGAAATGCCATTGATTTAATCTTAGATGGGTGTATTAACGTATTTGCAGAACCCAAGAACTCACACTCAAACTCTCTTCTGAACTGTTCTTCAGAGGTGTTATTGATAGTTTCTTGTCTCCACTTATCATCACGGCCTGGAACTTGACTCCAGTGAACATCTATGACATTATATGTGTTCCTACCATTCTCTGCATCAGTCCATAACTTATAGAACATATTCATACCGTTAGGAGTTGATACGATAACAACTTTGGTAGACTTACCAGATGAGATTGTAGGATATACCGAACTAAAGAAGTCTTCTGCAACATTCTGTGGAACGAATGCAAATTCGTCTAGGAACAACATATTGTATGAACCACCACGAACAGCAGATGATGATGTAGATGATGCAACCACACGAGAACCGTTCTCTAAGTCCACAGAACCTTTGTTCCATGATACCACCCCCTGTTGTAACCACTTGGGTAGATTTTCGTATGCGAGTTGGAGTCTTCCTAGAATATCTCTTGCAGTCGCAGCCTTGTTAGCAAGGATTGCAACATTCATATTCGGATTGAATAGAACGTAATGTAAAACGTAAGATACGAGGGTTGTTGACTTACCAGACTGTCGAGGAAGTTTACATATAGTAAAACGATTGTCGTGAATCGTGTTTACTATATCTTCTTGGAAATCATAGAGTTTGAATGGAACAAGTCCCTCATCCAAAGAAACAATACGAATATAGTTCTTAATAAAGTATATGGGGTCTTCCATACACTTCTGGTATTCAAGGATTTGTTCTTTAGTCCACTCTTGTGGAACATTACTTCTTTTTAGAAGTGGATTCCCCAAGTAGTGTTGGGTGTTTTCACTCATATCATTACCTATAGATTTAAAACCCCTCTAGTGAGGGGTTCTAGTATTTATTACTTAATCCAGAATGTTACTGCGTTACTATAATCATTTCTAGTAGAGTCATTTCCCACCTCGCCAGTTCCAACATCATAGTGAGCAGGCCCATTAGTGTCATCATAACCAAAAAGTTGGGATGAAAATGTATCTTGTCCAGACTGAGTAGCAGTTGCATGAACACTCCATTTTGCATCATCAGCACCATGTAATTGATGCATATTTGATGTTGGGGAAAACAATGCACGAGGAATCAAACCACAGTTACCGCTGGCGCCATCTGAAATTCTATGTCCAACATAATTTGTATTAGTCCAACGAGAACCTTTAAACGGGCCATCTGCTGCACCAGCACAAGTTTGTCCGTGTTTCGTAGCGTATGATGCAGAAAGTTGTTGAAACTGGACATGACCAGTGTTAAACTGAAGACCATTATAAGAACCACTTGTATTAAATAACCAATCACACCATGAACTCCTATCAGAAGGAATATAGTAAATCCAGTTTACAGAGTGTCCAGTTCTATTTGCAAAGTCACTTGCGCCCCACACCATGACTCTACCATTAGACCTACCATACCATTCGTAACCACCAAAGTCGGCACTCCATGCATTTGCTCCGTTCTGAGAAATATCTGTCAATCCACGAACTGAGCTTGCTTGGTTTGTTACTGTAGAACCAGCATTTGCTTGGTATCTTGCAACCAACATCCATCCAGCACCACCAACATTCAAACAACGAACTTGTTGAATGCCACCACTTGGTGTTTTGATGTAATAATTGCCATCTGCAAAATTATTGTCAATGTTGTAAATATCATTTGCACTCTGAGCGGGTAGTGATGAACTTGAACCATCCATCCACTTTCTGAGAATATTGAATACTCTAGTTGTGGTATTTCCTGTTCCATCGGACGCATCAACAGAGAAATTATGTTGAACACCAGACGATGAATATGTTCCATCTTCATTTATTTTTGCAGTAGAAATATCAATCGCTGGGCCTGTTGTGTTAAACGAGAACGGTGTAATTAAAGAACCAGTTGCTCCTTGAACGTAAGTTACTGTAGAACCTTCTGGGTCAGTTGCTGACAATGATGAGGTTGACAGTGTAGACTCCGCCTCAAGAGTAATAACTAGACTATTATATCTTCCATAGTTATTAGTATTGTGTTCAGTATGAAAATCTAAGTATCTATATTTTGTAGTATCAGAAATAGATTCATTAAATGAAGTGTCATTAGAAGAGCTTGGACTTGGGTTTGTATAAAGAGTTGTCCATGTAGACAAATCGTTAGAACCACGCCAGTTCATTACTGTTCTGCCACCATCACCGTCACGAACTGCCCAAGCAATGTTTGTAATTCGTCTTGGTATTCTTAAATCAATTTTCCAAAATCTTGCACCAGCATCATAAGATTCTGCATAACCTGTGGCGCTACTTGGGCCACCAGTGTCAGTCAAGAATTTTAAAGGACTATTTGCAACGCCTCCCGAATATCCAATTGGGTTAGTAGCCCAAACATCAAAATCAGATGCATTGGTATTGTTAATTGTTGTTGCGTATGCAGTGTCTTCATATACTGTTGCGACACTAGTTCCAGCAGCAGTAGCAAAAATTGGAGTTTCATCAATTGCAATTGCATTTTCCAAAACTGTGTTAAGTCCAGAACCGTTAATAACTTTAACATCTAGTGGTTCTGCTGTTCCAGAACCAATAGTATCTCCACCAGAATATACAATTGTAATCTGAGTGGAAGAATTTCTTGTAGATGTTGTTGGTGTTAGTGTAGAACCATTATTGTCTAAGAGAACGCCGGTTGCATTTGCATCAAAGTTTGCACCAGTAATTACAATAGTCTGTGGGTCATCACTCTCATCAATATTATTAATATCAACTGAAGTAATAGATGGGGGTGGAGAAATGCCTTGCCAACCAGATTCAGAAGTATATTGTTCTAGTTGGTCTAAGTCGGTATTGAATCTCAAGTCGCCAACTTTTGGATTTGCTCTCTGTGCAGTTGTTCCAACCGGCATCCTTGCTGCTTCTGTTCCAGCAATCTCTGTGTTAGTAAATAGGTTACTAGTCTTTACACTGGTAACAGCACTGTCGGCAAGTTTTGCAGTTGTGACTGCACCATCTGCCAAGTCGGCAGTTGCGATGCCACCGTCTTCAATGGCACTAAGTTTAAATCTAGTTAATGGCATCTTATTCTTTTCCCTTTAACATTTTTTGTAATTCAGCTGTGCTACCAACGAACAATGCGTTAGTAACATTCTTAGGTGCAGAGTTAGGAACTTCTTTGAGTTTCTTCATCTTAGTTTGTAAGTCTCCAAGTTTCTCTGTGACTTCTGCCACCTGTTTAATCAAATTCCCAGCAACCTCATAGCTTCTGGGGTGTTCTGATTCTCTTGCAAGGTCAAGAATACCATCAATTGCATCTTGTCCACGTTCAATCAGATTATAAAAGTTTTCTCTCTGATATTTATAATCATTGTCAATGTCATCTTCATTATGATTTGTTTTTGGAACAAGAACAGGTTTTGGAGAAGAAACAGTTTCAACTGCATTCTCCACTACATCTGTAATACCTAATACTTCATCTAGGTTATCAGTCTGTTTTGACATTTCCAACACGCATCTGTTTTACTTCTGCATGAAGTTTTTCAAATTCACGAATGTCACCTTCAGCAGAATAGAAAGGATAACGAACACCTTCCTCTGTCTTGTAACCTTGAACATTCATTCCAATGTTATACTTCTGAGACATATTCTTGAATACAGAAGTAGAGTCATCATGAATAGGTTTTTCTTTAATTTCAAAGAAGTCTCTGATTACCTCAGCAAACTTTTCGTTACCAGTTGCACGAGCAAAGTTCATTACTTCTTCTGCCGCATCAATGTGTTCTTGTGTTTTCATTTCTTTAGACATATTATAGTCACTCCTTTATATTATATAAACTATTTAGTATTTAACGACAACGATACCAGAACCGCCTCTGGCACTACCACCTTGGTCGTTATAACCGCCACCGCCGCCACCGCCACGGTTTGCAGCTCCATTTTGTCCAGACGGACTTGGTGTATTAGGGCCGCCAGCGTTACCACCACCACCTTGACCACCAGCACCGCCCGCAGTGCTTGGTTCGCCTGGGTGACTTGAACCGCCACCTCCACCAGCGTAGTAAACTTGTGTTCCAGAAATATCGTATTGTTTACCAACACCACCATCGCCGCCGCCAGGGTTTGAATTACCACCTTGACCACCAGCACCACCGCCTCCAGCAGCAGTGACAGTTCCAGGCGCAGAAATACCGCTTTGATTACCAAAACCATAAGTTCCAGAATCGCCTGGTTGTTGTGGTTGTGTTCCGTTTGCTCTTGTAGTAGCGTAGTATCCAGGCCCTCCGCCAGAACCGCCTGGATTTCCAGCTTGACCAGAAGTAAA